CGCGGCGTCCATGCAGATCGACTTACCCTTGCAGGAACAGCCGGCAACCGGATCGATCCTTGCCCCGGCGCTTCCAGATCCGGCGCAAGTGCCGCTTGAGAACGCGAAACACGAGGCTTTCTGCGAGCACGTCACCGGCTGGGGAGGGAGCGGAGACCCGGTCAAGGCGTACGAGGCCTACATGGCCGCGTACGGGGTCAGCAACGAGGCCACCGCGCGTGTCAACGCCTCCCGCCTTGCCGCTAGGCCAGACGTGCAGGCCCGCTGTGCCTGGATGCGCTCCCAGCTCGCCAACAGCATTCTCATGGACGCAACGGCCGTGCGCTCGGCGCTGCTCAACAAACGGTGGAAGATCGTCGAAAAGACAGAGAACACCAAAGACAAAGAAGTTGCCCTGTCCGCGATGCGCGACATCGAAAAGAGTCTAGGTCTGGACGGTCCCGACGTGTCGCGCACCGTGCAGGAAACATCGGTCACCGCGGCCGCCGTGGCGACCGTTGGCCAGAACATCGAGGCCGTGGCGGCGAAGTTTGCCGAACGGCGCGTGGTCACAACCACAACAACCAAACAGTGAGGGCATCATGGGAGAAGCGAATAAAACGATCGATGAAATAATGGCCAACCTTCGAAGCGAATTTGATCGCGTGGCATCAAGTTTAAAAAGAAACCGGAAAGCCGAAGACATGGTGATCAGTATGGCCGCCAAACGCGTATTGATTGGTGGAGAAATTGCCGAAGTTTCTCTGCGTGGAGAATGGATTGAAATCACATTTAAACAGCCCAAACAGTGAGGGAAAATCAAATGATTGACTACAGAAAACCGACACCCGAAACAGACAGATTCATGACGCTGATCGACGGCGATGAAATCAACCTAGAACAGGTTCGCGCGCGGTTGCATGACATGGAGATTCAGCGAGACTACGAACGCGCACGGTCAGAAATGTGGAAGCGTTTGGCTATTGATGCGGGAGTGGTACTTAACGCACACGCCATCGGACAAGCAACGCAAAAGGTAATCGACCAAACATTGATGCGGGAACTCAGTTTGAACCAAAATTCGAATTACATTTCGCGTAATGTGTGTTTGCCGCATGTTGTGTGCTTATGCGGTTCAACTCGATTCCGCACCGAAATTACAGAAGCTAACCGCCGCGCAACCATGGAAGGAAGTGTTGTACTCGCACCGGGTGTCTTTGGACACTCTGGCGATCCTATGACCGATGATGACAAGCGGAGGCTAGACAGACTTCACCTAGACAAAATAAACATGGCTGATGAAATTAGAGTTGTCAACCCCGGCGGTTACATCGGTGAGAGCACGCGCCGAGAAATCGATTATGCGATGCGCATCGGTAAACCGATTGCTTATACGCACCCGAATGGATAGTTGAACGTGAGGTTTGGTGATTGTAATGAACCCATGGTATTCAGAACATGTCGCGGCCGTCCCGTTCGAGGAGATAGCGGACTTCTACAGGAACGTTCTGCAGCGCGGCGTAGAGGCCATACGCTGGCTTGCGGTGCGCGACAGGTACTTTCTGTTGACCTGCATTCTCGGGCGCGCGGACGCGGCCAACCGGTGGTGTTTCGACCGATGCCGGGAAATTGAGAAAGACCCGGACGGAGTCCTCGACCTGTGGTCGCGCTTCCACTACAAATCGACGATCATCACGTTGGCCGGATCGGTTCAGGAGATACTCAGAGATCCCGAGATAACCATCGGCATCATCAGCTACAACAATAATCTCGCCCAGACATTCGTCGACCAGATCCGCCGCGCGCTCGAACACCCGACGCTCACCGCCCTCTTCCCCGACATTCTGTGGCAGAAACCTCCGTCGCTCAATTGGAGCAAGCAGAAAGGCCTTGTCGTACGCAGGAAGAGCAACCCCAAAGAGCCCACGGTGTATGGGTTTGGCCTTACCGACGGACAAGCGACGGGCATGCACTTCCGCCTGCGGATCTACGACGACGTTGTTGTTCCATCCTCCGTCAGCACGCCCGATCAGATAGCCAAGACAACGGAAGCATGGGAACTGTCCCGCGCCCTGGGAACTGCAGAAAGCGCGCGCGCATGGCACGCCGGCACACGCTACCACATGTCAGACACCTATTCGGAGATTCTCCGGCGCGGATCGGCGACCGAGCGCCGCAGGCTCTGCATAGACGAAAACGGAAACCCGACGCTCATGTCAAAAGAAACCCTTGAGGAAATGCGCAACACCATGGGTCCGACGACATGGGCCGCACAGATGATGCAAGACCCGCTGGGGTCCGGAAACAAGACCTTTAACGACGACTGGTGGAACGTCTACCTCACGCAACCGGAACGGGCACGCCTGCGCGTAGCCATCATCGTCGACAGCGCGAACTCCAAACGCAAGACCAGCGACTTCACGACCATGTGGGTTGTCGGGCTCGGGGCCGACCTCAACTACTACGTTCTGGACGGGATACACGACCGCATGAACCTTTCAGAACGCACGGACGCGCTCTTCGCGCTGGTCAAGACGTGGCGTCCGGATTGCGTGTTCTGGGAGCAGGTAGGGGCCATGAGCGACGCGCAGCACGTCAAACTCGAACAGGACAAGCGCATGTGGCATTTCAGGATTGAGGAACTCAATCAGAAGATTCCGAAGAACGACCGCATACGCTGGCTTGAGCCGACATTCAAGAACGGACGAATCTGGATGCCCGTCAAGCTGCTGAAGCGCCAGATAGACGGAGCGGACAAAGACCTCATGCAGGATCTATTCCGCGACGAGTACCAGACGCACCCGGTCTGCCGGCACGACGACATGATTGACGACCTCGCAAATATTCACCACCCCGATTTCATACGCATCATGGACTTCCCGAAAGCCAACGAAACGCAAGAAGAACATGGCGCATCGGCCAGACCGAAGAACAACGCTTGGAACCCGCTGAAAAGATACTAGAGAATCCAGACGCAATAGGCTTGTTTTGGCTTGTTTTGGTCTAAGTTTGCTTGTCGCGCTGTTTTCAATTTACTTCCCTTTGCCTTTTTGCCACAAATAATCCCGCAAAGGGGATTAAATCATGTGCACGTCTTCACCGAAGGTTCCAACCGCCGATTCCGTTGAGCCCGCCAAGCCGGCCCAGGCGTCTATGGACGCGGCGTCCGATTCAACCCTGCGCGCCCAGATGATGCGGCGCGGCGTCTACTCGATGTTTTCGCAGAATCGCGGATACGGCACGAGCGTCACGGATCAAAAATCGGAGACGCTGGGCTAATGTCAACCACGCCCTACAGATTCAAGGCCGACACATCGCGCCTGCTTTCACTCTGCACCAAGCGGCACACCGCTATGCAGGGCGTGCGAAACGCGAACGAAGGGCTATGGAAAGACATCCGCGACAACTTCGAACCCGATATCGCCAAAGCCCTTGACGGCGGCACCCCGGCGACCAGATCCGCAGACCGTAACGATGGGAAGATTCTCAACAGCAAGCCGCGCACGCTACTGCACCGCATGGCCGCCGGACTTCAGAGCGGAATCACGAACCAAAGCCAGCGGTGGTTCGCGCTCGGCGCGGTGGACAAGAAAACCGCCCAGCGCGCTGCCATCAAGAAATGGTTTTCAGACGTGAACGACATCATGTCCGAAAGCATGGCCAGCGGAAATCTCTACACCGTTCTAGACAACGCCTATCTGCACATGCCCGCATTCGGTCAGGCCTGTTTCGTCATCTTCAAGGGAGACCAGCAGGGCGAGGTCCACAACGAGCTGATCGACACGGGCGACTTCTGGATTGCCGATAACCGGCGCGGCCGCGTCAATGTCCTGATCCGCCGCATCTGGATGACCGTCGAAAAGATGAAGGATGAATTCGGCGAGGGATGGCTTCCGGATAATTTGCGCGACGACAGCGGAACAAACCAGACCGAGTACGAAATCTTCAACCTGATTTTGCCGAATGACGGCCGCGAAGAATTCGGCGACATTCCCAAGGCAAGGCCTTTCATCTCCATCTATTGGATACCGGCATACAGGAAGCTCAACGACGGAATACTTGCCGTGCGCGGATTTGACTACAACCCGATTGTCGCGCCCCGCTGGGCAGTGGCCGGAAGCGTTTACGGTTATGGTCCGGGAAAGATGGGCCTCGGCGACGCCGAAGAGCTTCAGACGATGGAGCGCGACAAACTAACCATCATCGCCCAGGACGCCACGCCCACCGTACGAGCCCCCGCAAAGCTGCGCGGAAACACGATGCTGGACAACTATCCGGGCGGCGTCGTGTGGGATGATACCGAAACAACTACCGTCAGCCGTCTTTTCGAAACCCGGCAGGGAATAACCGGAGTTTTGGAAGGGATTCGCGCGACAACGGAACGCCTAAACGAGACGTTCTATTCCGATCTCTTCGCAATGATGCTTAACCGCACCGCGCAGACGCAGGCCATCCAAATGACGGCGCGCGAAGTGTCCGAACTCAGCGGGGAGAAGACCGCGCTTCTAGGTCCCGTTCTCACGCGGATGAATTCCGACCTGCTCGACCCGATCGTTTACGCCTATTTTTATATTCTCTATGAAGACGGAGCCTTTCCGCCGCCCCCGCAAGAGCTGATCGGGTTGCCATGGAGCGTCAGTTACTCAAGCGCGCTGCACATCGAGCAGATTTATGCCACCAAGATGAAGGGCCTGATGAACATCTTGGACGTGGTTGGAATGGTGGCCAAGCTTCAGCCCTCGGCGCTCGACAAGTTTGACGGAGACCAAACCATTGACGAGATTTGCGCGGCGAACCCGAACTCCGCGGCCGTCATTCTGGACGACGAAGAGGTCGACAAGATCCGCAAGGACCGCGCCGCGAAGGAAGAACAACAGCAGCGCATGATTGCCATCGCGCAAATGGCCCCCGGCGTCGGACGCGGCGTCCGCGATCTTTCACAGGCGCCGGTCAACGGCGGAACCGGCACGGCTCTTGACGCCATCATCAAAAACGAAACGGGAGCCCAGCAATGAGCGAAGACACGCTTTTCAGAAAGTTCCGCGACGACGACAAACGGCAAATGCGCGATGACGCGCAAAAGGTTCTCGCCACTCCGGAAGGCCGCCGCCTGCTGATGGCCATGATCAACATCAGCGGAGTGTACGCGCCCATGGGCGTGTGCGGCGGATCTCCGTTCGAACTGGCCTACGCCGGAGGGCGCAGAGACGCGGCGGCCGATCTTCTCGCATTCTGCAATAGCGCCACGCGCGAAAACGTTCAGCTCGCCGCCACCGAACGCACGCAGCTTATGACCAAACGCGAACAAGAAGCAAACACCCTGAGAAAGGAAGAAAAACATGCCTGATCCCACTCCTCCCACTCCGCCCACTCCGCCCGCGCCGCCCGCGCCGCCCGCGCCGCCCGCGCCGCCTACGCCGCCCGCGCCGCCCGCGCCGCCCGCGCCGCCTACGCCGCCCGCGCCGCCCGATAACAAAAAGCTTGAAAACCTTTTGGACGATGGCGAAGAGACTCCGCCCAAAAAGACTGACGACGCGCCGGCACCGACCGAAGAGGCGGTCAAAGA